TCTAAGGGCGGCGACGTGCTTGGGTCGACAGGGTTGTTCATCAAGTTCTTCAAATTAATTGCTCACCACTCATCTAATTCACACTTCCAGTCAACTTAACAAAAACCACGCATCTTAATCTTATATATGAAATTTGGGCACTTCTGATGTAAGAGGGCAAGACAATCGCTTGGGTAATGTTGCAACCTATGGCTTGTTTCAACGTCATCTGAAGCCAAAAGGTACCCGTCGTCAAAAATCTTGTAACTGAGAGTGGTGGACTGATCACCAGGTGTGACGCAGAGTTCAAGTCGCAGAGCTGTAGAAGCCGGCCGGCCAATGATGTCCATGGGTATCTTTGAGTGAACTCCGTCAAGAAGTATGGTCCCATAGGTTCTGCATGGTGTGGTGGGGTGGACGGCTTGGTAGACGGGCAAATTCTTCGCTGCGTCGGTTGGTAACGATGTTTGGGGTTGTGGCTTAACACTCTGTCCAAGGGTGGCATTCGTGATAGATGAGGAGAGCTCATCAATTTTCCGATGTAGTGCCTCTAAGCTTTGCTCAATCACTTCAAGTTTTGTCAGGGGTTTGGATGAGCTCGGTCGATTTGCGTCAGTGACAGTTGATTGTGAGTTTGAATGTATGCTGTCAATCGTCTTAGTTAGAGCCGCGAGCGCTTCGTGCATTTTGCTTAGAGAATCGTGTTGTGATGATGGACTAATCGGATTGAGCTTGGTCAGAATAGAGTCAACATTGTGGTTAATGTGTGTCAACCACTCCAAAGTGTTCTGATGTAGTGCGTGAAGTTGTCCGTAGAGTTCATCAAGGGGAAGAATCGTTGGCGGTATGTCGTATCTAGTTGGGGGTACGTAACCGAGTAAAGCACGGGTGGCATCTACGGCAAGTGTCGCATTTGAGAAGAAAGTGCGCTGGATAGCTTTAGCCCCAGTTTCAAAGGTATCAAGTAGTGAGTCGCTGGGTGCAGCTAAAGGTGCTTGAATGGAGGTGCTATTGTTGCCGCTCAGATGATTGTAGATAGTCTGCAAGTTGACTTTGTTGAAAGCTATGGAGCTATCGACGTGGGCGCCGACGATGCGCAGTTCATTCGAGATTGTGTGCAGTCTGTCAAGTAAGCAGTCTCTGATGCTGTTTGAGTTGCTGATAATTAGGTCCCGAGCGCGGTCAATGTCGAAAGTCGTTACAATCACCATGGCTACTCCAACGGAAGGATTCGACTATAGCCGGGATTTTCTCTAAAGGGCAGTCGGAAACTTGCACAGTCGAACCGGTTATCGTGATAAGGCACCCGTGTGACGCACCTTTAATGAGGCTCAGAGCAGCGTACGCAGATGCGGCGGCGAGGACGGCTAAGAAGAAGTATAGCCAAAGTGAGGGCGAAGATAATGAGTGGGGGGATGTAGGATTCTCCTGATCGAGAGCCAGAATTGGGTTTGAAATAGTGAATTTGCTTGTTGCCGTCACAATAGCGACCACCGTGGGGTAAATGGTGAGTATTGTCTCCGACGTGTGGCAAGTGATTAGCTCTGAATGCGTAAACCAGTATTCCAAGAGCGGCGCCTCCAGCTAGTGTAATGTATACTTTGGAGTAGTCTGGTGGCGGTGCGAAGCTCATCCGCAAGTGGTGTCTGGTTTGTCAGGATTATGAAGGGAAGGGAGCGACTCGTCGGTGATTAGGCACAAGCGGTTAATGGCGCGCGTGGCTGCAATGTAAAAGTTCGCACGGGATTTCAGGCGCTCAGTGGAGTGGTACACTAGGGTGACCTCTGGAAATTCAAGACCCTGGACGTCAGCGGGGCTTTTGGAGCAAACGCTGTGTTGTTTGGTCAGATTGCGGGAAGCGGTGCCGAGGTGTAGTACTTGCCCAGTTGGTGCGGTTGGGTGCTTACTGTATACTGGGAGTTTCAAAATTTCCCCAGGTTGTGCTCCGTATATTTCGTAATTGAGTGTCCGCAGGAAGTGACAAATAGGTGCAGGTACGCGATGTGAGTAGTTCTTCACGTAGTGCGCCTTAAAGTGCAGGTTGCCCTGGAAGGGATCTCCGATGAGGAGATTAAAAGGACTGATGTCAACTCTTTCACCTAATTGGTATTCGTCGAGAATCCTTGTTTCGTGGTGTGAGATTGAGTGGGTGGGCCTTCCTTCTGTAAGCTGTTCAACCCCCGGGTGCGCGAGTGTTTGACCGTAAGCGGCGCCGAGAGTTAAAGCAATGGTGGATTGGCAGAGTAGCAAAGCTTTGACGAGAGTAGATTTGCCGGAGCCTGGGACACCGTGTATGACGAGGGGTTCAGTGAGGGGTTCTGCAGTGCGAGAAAAGTCGTTATTCGCTATAATTTGTAGTAAGAGATCGGTCTTCATTTCGAACATATCTAGAACATAACTAGCGGAAAAGGGTGTCAGTTGACTAAGTAAGCTGGGAAAGGCTAAGCATGGTTAAATTAAAGTTAGGCTAGGTCAGCGATTATGATGTTAGTTGGTGCGGAATGTCAAACCCTTGGCCTCCCGAACCATTTCGCGGTTAGGAGGTTTTCAACCCCATTTTGGCAGGCCACGGCCATCTCTTGGTGTGCGGTTATGGGAGCGGCTCGTTTAGGATCATCGCCTACGGGATTCCTAGGAATATAGTCCTCGATTACGCTTGGTGGGTGTAGAAGGAGCCTATCACTCTCGTAAGATTGGATCTTGATAGCGCGTGGGTCGCGGATTAACCGGTCGGATGTTATATGGAATGTTGGCAAGTGATTGCCAGATTCCGGCGGTTGCATACCCTTCTTGATGAGAGTTCTAGTTACCAACTGATGTTTTTCGAGCTCTTCTTCGTCAAAGATATCGTACAATTTGTCGCCAAGCCTGTAAGCGAA